GAATTAGCAAAATGTTTTACAAACGGGAAAGTAAAGTTTCAAGTTGATGTTATAGATAACGGCATAAAGAAAGATTGTAAAATCAAAATTATTGAGATTGACATTTAAAAATTACACATAAATAAAATTATTAAATGACTCGGAAGGGCTTAATAATATCTAACAAGGTATTATTAAGCCCTTTTTTTATTCCTTTTTGCGAAATATGGAGGTAACAAAATGGGGAGAATTGCAGAATTGTTAAAGGATAATATCGTTGCAAAATACGGAATTATACCTAGGAATGTATTTTTTCTTGATTCGGTTGATGGGTTAAGTTCAGGAGATGGCTCGGAATTTGCGCCTTTTAATACGCTTGCAGAAGCTTATAATGCTTGTACTACTGAAAAAAATGATTGTATTGTTTGGTTAGGCAAATCAGATGCAAGTAAATGCGAATTGTCAGCGGCTTTTGATTGGTCAAAGTCGGCAACTCATTTATTTGGTTTTTGCCCGGACGTTTTAGAGGGGAAAAGATGTAGAATTACGCAACTTTCAACTGCTACTGGTCTTGGTGTGATGTTTACTGTGTCAGGATCAAATTGTATATTTTCAAACATTAGAATAATGCAAGAAGCGGCAGACGCTACATCTTTAATCGCTGTCAAGGTAACAGGGCAAAGAAATAAATTTCAGAATGTAGAGTTTGCTGGAATTGGACATGTTACACAAAGTACGACAGGATCAGCGAGTTTAAAAATTGACGGCGGCGCAGAAAATTATTTTGTAGATTGTGTTATCGGTCTTGACACAATAGCAAGAGCGGCAACAAGTACTGAGTTGTGGTTAGACGGTGCAGCGACAAGAAACACATTCAAAAACTGTAAAATTAAATCTTATGTTTCTGCGGCAGGGTTTGCTCCTGTTACAATTGAAGACTCTACTGGAATTGATAGAAACTTAACTTTTCAAGATTGCCAGTTTACAACGGACTCAACAAACAAAGCAATAACAATAACAACTTTTTTTAATATCAAAGCGGCAATTACTCAAGGTGCGATTGAACTTGTTGGAAACACATTCTTTAAAACTGATGGGGCATCAGGGACAGGCACAATTGACAGTAATACAAGGGCTATTATCTGGTCAAATGCCGGAACGCCAAAGGCAACTGCTACTGGCGGAATTGCAACAAAACTATAATCGATTTTATTTAAGGCACTTGGAATATAGTGCCTCTTGTAAAGTTTGTTAATGAGGTTAAAATGATAGGAAACCAAAAAGTAATAACGATGTTAAATCAATTGCTTATATCCGAGTTTTCAGCAGTTAATCAATATTTGTTTAATGCAGAGTTTTGGAAGAATAACGGGTTTGAAAAACTTTATAATTATTTTTTTGAACGAGCAAATGACGAAAGAAAACACTCTGAAATATTAACAGAATGGATTATGTTTTTGTCAGGGATTCCTGAGGTAAGCACTTTAGAAAATGTTAATCCGTCTACCGAAATAAGTGGACAGTTACAAAATGATTTAGCAGCGGAAAATAAAGCGGTTAAAGATTATTCCGATGGGATTGTATTGTGTTTCAAAGAAGGCGACCATGCTACAAGGCAAGTATTAGAAAAAATATTGATGGATGAAATAGAACATGTTGACGAAATAGAAGCAAGTCAATATCAAATTATCATAATGAACAAAGAAAACTTTTTGAGTATAATGAGGTAACATGAAAGATTATATGATTTTACCGTTTGAGTTTAAAGCCTTAGAGCAAGATGAAAAATATTATTATGTTGAAGGATATTCATCAACTTATGGCAATGTTGATCTTGGAAATGATAGATGTGTATCCGGATGTTTTAGAGACGACCTTTTACAGAATGGAACTGAACGACCAGCATTATGGCAACATGACGCACGTCAACCGGTAGGAGTAAAGGTATTTACAGACGGATTAAAAGGGTTAATGTTTCGCGCAAAGTTACCAAAAGACGATGATTTTGTTTCAAAAAGAGTTATCCCACAAATAGAAGTTGGAAGCGTTAAGGCTTGCTCTATTGGTTATGAACCGCTTGAATATGACTTCACAAATGAAGGTGGATCACAAATAAGAAACTTAAAAAGGTGCAAACTTTATGAAAGTTCTTTTGTTACGTTCCCAATGAATCCTCAAGCAGTTATAAGTGTAAGAAAATCAATAGATTCTATAAACAAAAAAGAATTTAAGTCAACTGATAAAAGTTTTAATGAATATCTAGTTGGATTTGCAAAAGGTCAGTTTGATGAAGAAGTAAAATTGTTCCCTTTAGCAGATGAAAAAACAGAATATATCAAAGCAAATAAAACAGAAAGCGAATTGCCTTTTATTCGCAATATTGACGGCATTCCAAAAGCAATACCAAAAGGTATATACAATTTTGTTGGGTTTATTCTTGGATATAAAGAAGATATTGAAAAGTACAAAAATGTATTAAACTCATATTATGAAAAGTTAGGTAAAGAAAAACCGTTTAATGAAAACGGAGAAATCTTAATTGATATTGAAACTTTAAAAAGTTTTGAGAATAGAGATTTGATAAAAATATTTGACAAAGATGTAATATTGTCAAACGCTGCAAAAAAATACGTCTTGAATAGTTTTGGTAGCTCCGATGTGAGCAAGAGGGACGAAGATTCGGATATAATTTTGAAGTGTAGGCTATTACGCGAACAAATGGAGGACAAATAATGAGTGACACAATCACTAAAAAAGAATTTGACGAGGTGTTAAACACCGTACAACAAATAAGAACTTACGCAGAAAAAAACGGCGTTAATTCACCTGAATTTAAAACTTATCAGGAAAAAGCGGAATCTGCGCTTGATGCGTTTGAAAAGAAAAACAATGAGATTACAGCAAGTATCGCGCAACAGAAAAAAGAAGTTGACGAAGCAAACGACAGAGTAAAACATCTTGAATCTGTTGTTTCTGGGATGTCAACAGACCAGTTTCAAGAAAAACAAGAAGATGTCCATGAAATCATGAACGCTATTACAAGACCGGACGGATGGAAAACATTTATTGCAGATGAGAAAAATCATGCCAAAGCAATAAAATATTTAATGGACGCAAAAAATTCTTATAATAATCCCGCGTTTGCGCAGGTAACAGGCAAAGAATTTAAACAGTTTATGGACTTTTCATTAAAAGCAAGTGCCGAGTCTGCAAGGTCAGATATTGGTGTGTTTGGCGGTTATTTATGCCAGCCTGAATGGGCAAATCAGTTATTTAAGCAAGAAATTGAAAAGACACCTATTAGACAATTTGCAAGAATTATGACGGTAGGAGCAAGAACTTTTAACCAGCCGATTAGACAGTCAATACCTCGCGCTACTTGGGCAGGTGAAATGGAAACTACGGGAAAATCTGTGCCTACATTCAGAAACGTAGAAATGACAACTCATAGACTTCAAGATACAATTCCCATTTCATGGGAATTGCTAAACAATGCAAAGTTTAACGCTTCGCAGGAAATAATGTCATCTATGGCAGAATCTTTTGCACTTGCCGAAGGTGAATCTGCGATAAAAGGTAATGGTGTAAAACAATATTTAGGAGTGACTCAAGATCCAAATATTCCAATACATACAACTGCAACAAAAACTTTGACTTTTGATGATTTGATTACAGCAAGCGGTAAAATGAAAATCGGGTATAATCCTATTTTTGCTTTTAACAGAAAGACTTCTGCCTACCTTAGATTGTTGAAAGATGATATGGGTCGTTATCTTTGGGCTGGAGTTTTTGGAGATTCTGCTGCCGGAGTTGGTGCTACTATTTCCGGGTATAGATATTCTTCTGAATTTATTGACCTTGACGATGTCGGAACTGCAGGAAACATTCCTGTAATATTTGCTGATTGGGCAAAAGCATATTTGATTGTAGATAATGCAGACATGGTTATGATTAGAGATGAATACACAAGAAAACTTGAAGGAATGGTAGAATTCACTACAATGAAATGGACAATGGGTATGCCGGTAATGAAAGAAGCGGCATTACTTGTTAAATTACACGCTTAAGGGGGCATAAATTGGAAAAAGAATTTTTTACGAAATCGGCAGTAGGTAACTCGTTTACGCTTGCAACAATTTCAAGTGAAACGACTACATACGGTGCATGGGTTGATACATTTGGCTATAATTCAATTATATTTGCGATGAGAGCAGTTGTTACGACTGGAAAAATCACAGCAATTACAATTCAAGAAGCAGACTTGTCTAATTATTCAGACGTGGCTACAAGTGCGGCTGGCAATATATTGTACGCGCCTGACGAATTGCCGTTGACGGCTTCGGCTATATTTCACGCTGGCAGTGTTTCAAAGAAAAGATATGTTAGAATTGGTGTGACTTCGCTTAACAATGGTGGAAGTACAAACTTCACATTACAAGGAACATATATTTTAAGTGATTCTTTTGCACAGCCTTACAATCAGTATAATACTCTTGAAGCGGCTGCGGACCTTAACGCACCTGGAGATTTAGCAGACGCTAAAGTAACATTCCCTAAAGTTTCATAGTAATATTCTCAAAGGGGGCGGAGTTCTCTGCCCTCTATTTTTGAAAGGTATATTTTGAAAGTTTTAGAACCGTCGAAAATAGAGTTAACAAGCGTTTCAACTACATTACCAATAAGTGCGGCAGATGTTGGTCTTTGGCTTAATATGAGTCCTGGCGCAATTACAGCTCGTACTACTTTGTTTGAAGAACTTATTCAGATGGCAGTTACATCGTTTGAAAAACATACATGGCATGATGTCATGTATAAAACTTATGACCTGTATTTTAAATCATATCATGATTTATTATTGTTAACAGTTGCGCCGGTGAAAAACTTTGCAGATGTTACAAATGTGTACTACTTAAACGAGTCAAATACATGGACTGAAATTGTAAAAGGGACGGCAATATCAGACGGTATTTATTCAACGATGGACATTAGGAAAAGTATTTTTTATATGTGTCTTTATTTAAAAGACGATTTTGTTTTATCAGACGAACAAAATTCATATAAAATAAAAGTGACTGTAAAATCAGGATATAAAATATCCGGTGACGCACCGCTTGACGTTATACCAGCAAACATAAAACTTGCACTAAAAAAAATAGTAGCGTTCCATTATACAAATAGAGGAGATTGTGTCTCAAATTGTTCAATAGGTGGAATTGCAATTCCTTGTGATGCGTTAGGTTTGGTTAATCAGTATTCTATTGCAAATGTAACTTTTGATGATATTTTACCGGAAGGCAATAGATATGAATTGTAACAAGACCTTGTTTACAAAA